CTGACAAAGCTTTTAACTATATTGCTACAGGAAAACCTGAGATGCCAGTTGGTGGTCAGAATAGAATGTTAGCAGAAAAGAAAAGAAATTCAAAAGCGTACTAATTTATGTGGTTCAGTGCTATTAAATTAGCGATATCTGCTGGAAGTAAGATATACGCCAACAAGCAAAAGGCTAAGATGGCCATGTCTGATGCTCAGTTGTTGCATGCAGAGCGTCAAGCTCGTGGTGAGGAAGCTTACCAGGGAAAATTGTTAGAAGCACGTCAGTCAGACTGGAAGGACGAGGCCGTTCTCATAATTTTAAGTTTGCCCGTGTTGGTGCTTGCATATGCGGTCATATCGGATGATCCAACAGCGATGGACAAAGTAAAATTATTCTTCGAGATGTTCTCGCAGCTGCCAGGATGGTTCACTAATTTGTGGATCCTTGTCGTGGCGAGTATTTATGGTATAAAGGGTACACAGATTTTTAGAAACGGAGGAAAAAAATAATGAGAAAAGATTACAGACAAAATTTTAATAAAG